GCTTATATTGCTTTGGCGGTTGAAAAATTTGTGAGGAGAGCGATCATTAAAGTGTCTTTACCAGATGATAACTACATCAAGTTGCTGTCCGAACTAACTACGTTTGGAACAAACGCTGCCGCTTCCGCGGCGGTGGGGTCTCCGAATGTTGCTCTGACCACAACGGTAGAAGGCGGAAATGCCCAGGGATCGTATACACTTGACTCAGCTGACATGATGCTTGGCGTTAACGTTGTTCCTTTACTTAATTTTTATGGTGGAATAAAGAGAGTTGTTGACTACGGGGATAATTTTGTTCATGATGGGTATGTTGATGATGGTGCTGAGGCAAAGATGGTGAACATGGACGCTATCTTATTAATGCTAGAAAATGGAATAAACTTCGTATAGCGTGGTGAATTTATAGAAGTTGATAATTAACCCCAGGTGGTTGTATGGCGTTAACGAAATTAGGAGATAGACAAGTTTACTCTTTTAGGTCTGTTGGTGAACAAGCCGAGGCCCGGAAGCTTCGACAGAAAGAGCAAAAAAGGAATATAGCTTTTGGGATTAAAACCCCCGTGGCGCTGTCGTCGGAGGGAACTGAGTTTATTAAAATGAATTATTCTATGGCTGATCAAGTTAGCGATAATTTTAAGAACTTAATCCTCACAAATCACGGTGAACGGTTGGGGTTTCCTGATTTCGGTGCGAACTTAATGGAGTTGTCGTTTGAGCTTCAAAGCGAAGATGGGCAAACTGAGGCGATAAATAGGATAAGTCGCGCCGTCGGTAAATACATGCCCTATGTGATTCCATCCACATTCGAACCCATTACTGAGTATTTTGACAACAAGAACGTCGCAAAAGTCGGTGTTAGAATCACTTATAGTGTTCCGAAGTTAAACGTCCAGAACAGGATTCTTGAAGTAATAATCTATAGCGCGAGTTGACAATGGCATCAGACATCAAAAAAGACCTTAAGAAAGAATTACAGCGAAGTTATCTTGCAAAAGATTTCAATTCTTTTCGAGCAGAATTATTAACGCATGCGAGGGTTTACTTTCCTGATAAGATAAGAGATTTCACTGAAGCTAGCTTAGGAGGGTTGCTGCTTGATATGGCTGCGTTTGTCGGTGATTCGATGGCGTTTTATTTGGACCACCAATTTAACGAATTGAATTGGGCTACTGCCATCGAGAGCAAAAATGTACAAAAACACTTAAAAAGCGCGGGTGTTAAAGTCCGGGGCGCAGCGCCGGCTGTTTGCGGGGTTACATTTTATTTTGAAATCCCAGCCGAGCTTGTGGGTAGCGAGTATGAGCCTTCTCCAACGCTGCTACCAAAAGTTGGACAGGGTACAAGGCTAGCCTCTGCTAAGGGTGTTCCATTTTCTCTGGTAGAAGATCTGGATTTTACAGAGAAAGATTATCTCGGAAACTATCTTTACAATGCAGTCCTTGTAGAGGCCGATGACTCTGGGAATCCAGTCAGTTATGTTGTTACTAGGTTAGGAATTTGTCTTTCTGGTGAAGAAAAAACGGAGTCGATAAAAATTCCAAATGTTCATAAACCCTATAGAACACTAACATTAGCGTCTGAAAATATAACAGAAATAATAAGCGTGAAAGATGTAGAAGAGAACGTGTACTATGAAGTGAACAACCTAACACAAGACACCGTTTTTGAGGTGGTTGCAAATACTACTGAAGATGCTGATCAAGTTCCTAATAATATTGAAATAATTCCTGCGCCCTACAGATTCACAACGACTTATGATTACAACACAAAATTAACTAAATTAAGGTTCGGCGCCGGTGATGCCTCAACGCTGGACAATGATATTGTTCCGGACCCTGCTGAACTAGCGTTGCCGCTATATGGTAAGAAGACGTTTGGTAAATTTACGATTGACCCCAATTCGTTGCTTCAAACTCACACTCTTGGTATAGCACCAAAGAATACTACACTAAAAATTACGTATCGTTTCGGCGGTGGATTGAACCATAATGTTGCTGCATCGACAATTAAGACTGTCGACTCGCTAATACTGACGTTTGATAGCAGGGCGCCGGCATCTGGTGCAGCTGCAGTCCGAGCGTCAGTGGATGTGCTGAATGACGATCCCGCTTCCGGTGCTGATAACGCCCCTACGCTAGAAGAACTTCGAGTTCAGATTCCTGCCTCCCGACAAGCGCAGAACAGAATTATCACGAAAGAAGATTTGGTTTCTAGAATATACACTTTACCCAATAAATTTGGGAGAGTGTACCGTGTTGGTGTTCGTCCGAACCCAATTAATTCATTGGCATCACAGATATTTGTTGTGTCTCGAGACAAAGATAAAAAGCTGGGCCTAACTCCAGATACGCTAAAGAAGAACCTACGGAAATATCTAAACGAATTTCGGGCCGTAAGTGATGCATTTGATATTTTAGATGCGCAAGTTGTTAATTTTGCTGTAAGCTTGGAAATAGTTGCGCATCCAACATCAAACAAGACACAAGTCGCCCAGTCGTGTATCAAGGCTTTGACAAGAATATTAGACACAAAAAACTTCCAAATTGATATGCCAATAGCGTTGTCGGATATTACGAATGTAGTACTGAACACGCAAGGAGTAATTTCATTGGTCGATCTCAAAGTAACGAATGTTACGGGGACTGTAGAGGAAAGAGTTTATAGCGATGTATCGTTCAACGTCGACGCGAACACATTTCAACAAATGGTAATAGGGCCAGATGGTTCAATCTTTGAATTAAAATATCCAGATACCGATATCAAGATTTCCGTAAGGTGATTTCAACATGTTTTATATCTTAACGGCTAGCGCTGATACATACATCACAAATAAAATTATTGATAATAGTTTTAGAGCCACCGACACGAATGTTGGAAGGGCTGGTACACTGGATTTGTTTAAGCTCTACGATGAGTCTACGTATACTTCTGGGTCTACTAGGGTTACGTCATCTGTTAGTGAGCTGTCACGCTTATTAGTAAAATTCGATTACAGCACGCTATCCACACTCGCGAGTTCTTCTCTAGATTTTACGAACTCGAGCTTCAGAGCAACGCTTGAATTAACTGAGGTAGAAACAGGATCACCAGTTCCTAGAAATTTTTGGGTTGTTGCTTATCCACTGGCTAAAGCTTTTTCTGAAGGCTCTGGTCGTGATGTTAACCGCTTTCTAGATGTCGACGCCGCAAATTTTTTGACGGCATCCTATTCTTCTTCCGGCTCACCGGTATTATGGAGTCTGTCGGGCTCTGGTAAAGCTGGGTTTATGGGGGATTCGGGAATTGATTATATCACAACTGGCGTCCTGGGATCTTCCATAACTGACTTCGGAGCGTCTCAATATTTCAGTGATGGGCCTGGGAAAATATCACTTGACGTAACAAAGGTTGTTTCTTCATCATTGGCTGGTGATTTATCAAACCACGGCTTTAGAATTTCTTTTAGCGGGTCATACGAAACAGATTCAAAAACAAGGTTCGCTAAAAGGTTCGCCTCTCGCCACGTTAGAAACAAAATATTGGCACCCCGAATTCTTGTAACATGGAATAATACCATAAAAGACAGTCATCAAAGCTTCATATTTAATTCTACTGCGAGCTTGTTCCTAAAAAATATTGTTGGGGGAACTGCAACTAACATTAGATCTGGTGCATCTGATACGGCACTGACAGGTCAGAATTGCATACTACTGACGTTGATCAGTGGGTCTGGACCAACTGCTAAATCAATTTTTGTAACAGGATCTCAACATACCGGGTCCGCAACTGGTGCGGGAATGACTGGAGTGTACTCTGCCTCATTTTCCCTTAACAGGTTTGATTCTACATTTTTTAAGACCTTGAGAAGTCAGGATGAGCTTGTCTTGAAAGAGATTTGGTCTTCTATCGATAGAACTATTGGATATCTGACAAGTTCTATTACAGTGAAGAAGTCCGCAGTCGGAACTGATAATTTTGTTAATAGAAGCTTGGTGTTCTCTGCGCTGAATGCGCAGCCAGAGTATAAGCAATACTCGACCGCGAAAATTCGTCTCTTTATAGAAGATATCGACGCGCAATTAAAAGACAAAGCTTACAAGCTACCACGAAAATTAAAGACAGCTGTGGTTGATAGAGTATATTATAGGATAAGAGATATTGAAACGAATACGGTTATTATACCATTCGATGACGTAACGGATTCGACAAGGCTTTGTACTGATGCTGCTGGAATGTATATTGATTTATTAACTGCTGGTCTTCCATTAAATAGAAGCTATACTATAGACTTGCTTGTGAAGGATAGCGGGGTTTCGGAAATTGTGGAGCTTAGGGATATTTCTTTTAAGGTTGTTTCTTAATGGCTAAGGGACCCAAGATAAGGCGGGTTTTTGAAAACCAGCGACTTTTCACCCCGCAGGTGATCCGAAGGTATACAGACTCTTCGGGGGTGTTAAAGCACCAGAGCGCCGCCTCGCTTTCTGGATCTGCACCGTCCTCTACAACAGGTTCGTTTCGATATGACCCTCCGGGATCACCCCTTAAGTCATCTCAGCAGCTTCCATTAGATTTTTCAAAATTTGAAAACCATACATTTTTTGCTTCTGCTGAATCAAACGTTAATATCGCATTTGAGAAGATAATAAATCAATTTCCGTTCGACGGAACGCGTGAGGAGTATGAAGACTTCTTGGATGACCTGACAGGATTTGAGAAACATGTCTTAGATTCTTTCCCAAGCTATACTGGGTATCTCACCTTCTCAAGTTCTTTAAAGCAATATATCGAAATAAAAGATAGAGCAGGTGTTCTTTTTCCAGCACTTTCTAGAATCCGCTCTGCAAAAACAATATTAGATCCTTTAGATCGCTCTTTTTCGGTAGAGTGTCGTCTTTTTTTGCCTCCCATAGCGAATGATAATCAGATAATTTTTAGTCATATGAGTGATGGAGGGGTGGGCTATGCTGCCTTTCTAGATTCAGGCGATGCATCGGCTGCTAATATAAACTTTGCTGTCATTAGCGGGTCTGATCATATTTCTGCATCTTATTCTTTACCAAAAGACCAATTTCATTTTCTAAATTTCGTTTATGACAAGAGGCCAGGCAAGAAATTTGCAGCTATAATGAGCAGTTCTGCGATAACAGCTAAGTCTCGACGCTTTAAGTTTGGATCGTTGTCTACCCGCGGAGCCTCTTTTTTTATAGCGACTGGTAGCACATTACAACTGGGAGGGTCAGAATTTATTCCAGCTGAAACATTTAGCGGATCCATTGACGAATTCAGAGTGTTTTCTGATGTACGTACTACGGAAGACATAGAGTATTACAACCAGCGAACGATGTTCGCGAAAGACGGTCTTAGGCTGTCATTACGTTTTAATGAACCAACAGGATCGTATACGAACAACGATGTTGTTTTAGACCACTCTGGGATGAGCTTACATTCACGGATAAGCAATTTTGCCGCTTCGATGCGGACTGTTGATACTGATAACATTCCGCCAATGCTATTTGAGGCGTCTGTAAAGCATCCTGTGCTTTTTCCATCGTACCCCACCGTATTAACGCTCAACGAACAATTATTATTGACTGCCTCATCATACGATACAAACAATCCTAACTTAATTACAAAGTTGATTCCAGAACATTATTTGGCAGAGGCCGCGGCGACGCTTGATGTGTCGTCTGACCCTGATGGTTCGTTGATGGACGGCTTATCATCAACTACTTCCGTCGACTACAGCGCACCTGGCGGCGCGCAGTTGGGACAACCCCAGATTATTTCTTCGCTTCTTTTTGTGTGGGCAAGAGAGTTTGACTTGATCAAATCGATGCTTGATCATGCTAGTAATTTAGTGTTCGCAGAATATGATACAGAAGAATCAATTGCTGATCAATTTTTACCAGTTCTGGCGCATCATTATGGTATCGAGCTGCCAAATATGTTTAGAAACGCAAAAATGAATCAATTTTTTGCTGGCGAAGAAATTGTTGATGGGAAGATAACAAAAAGTCTGCAGTTTGTTCAAAACGAGATTTGGCGACGTCTTTTAACGAACATCCGCGAAATTATAATTTCGAAAGGTACAAAACATGCCATGAAGGCTGTCTTTAGGGCCTCTGGTATAGACCCCAATCGCATATTCAGATTTGTCGAATATGGTGGCACTTCGACACAACGCTTGGGTCTTGCAAGAGAAAAAGCAACAGAAGTGTCTACGTTACTAGATTTTTCTGGGAGTATGGCGAATATGACGGGTGTTGAAGATGCGCATGGTTTTTATAGCGTGAAGCCAGCCGTGCAAAGCGTGTTTCTGTCTGCATCACGTGTTGAGAGGGGATACCCGAACATATCAGGCGATTTTGTTGCACATCCCGACGGAGGTACATATTCAGACGCCGCCCGAGACGGCTTATTAACGTCAGGCAGCTGGACGATCGAAACTCGAGTGAAGTTTCCAATGGCGCGAGACATCACCTGGAACCAGAGCTTATTTCGCCTCCACGTAACTGCGTCAGAGGACGAGGGTAATCCCAGCGCTGCTGATAATTCTCACAGGGTATTACTGAACCTCGTTGCGACTCCGCCAATATCTCGTGCTGTATACGCCGAGAAAACAGGCGAGCAGCTCACATTGTATTGTCGACCAGGTTTCAATTCATCAGCACCTTTGCTTGCTCTTCCGTTAACCGGCGCCGATATTTTTGATGGCAAAACTTGGTATATTTCTTGTGGTCGAATTCGATCAGAGCATGCTGGATCGTATGTGTCTTCGAGCTATTTTATAAGAGCTGGCCGCCAAGAGTATGGAGACGTTTCTGAGTATTATGTAACTTCTTCGCACTTTGCTGAAAACGATTATTCTGATCTTCCCGGTGAAAATTTATTTCAACGAAAAAATGCAGTGTCTGATCCGATCCTTAATGCTAGCGGCTCGTTTATAGTGGTTGGTACTCAAAATATCCACACTGGCACCGGCTTTTACCAATTAAACGATAGTGCTATAAGCAACACTGCAAGAACAACTCGTTTTGACGGCCTTTGGGGGCATTGCAGGTTCTGGTCAAAAGCGCTCGATGAAGATGAATCGAAAGAACATATTTTAAATTTCAAGTCGCTTGGCGTGAAGGACCCGCTTGTTAACTTTGGCTTTTCGTCAGATGTAACGGGTTCATTTGAGAAGCTTCGTATTGATGTTTCGACAGATCAGCCTAGCACAGAAAGCAATGAATTGGGCACTTTACCGCTGGTTGATTTTTCGCAAAACTTCAATCCTGTTTCCGCCGGTGGCAATGCTAGCGGCGCAACGGCATTTGGATTTGAAGCCAAAAAACGTATTATACAGCCCGAGCGTTTTGATTTTAGCTTTTTATCCCCAAATTACGATGAGATGCCAGAACAGAATAAGGTTCGAGTGGCCGGGTTCACTCAAGGAAAAAATCTTTTTGAGCTGGGCGGTAATCCAGCCCCAGTTTATGAGATCGTTAAATCCGCTGAACCAGTTGATGACACCCGGTTTATGATTGAATTTTCTATAATGCAAGCCCTTGACGAAGACATAATGAACATCTATGCGACTCTCGACGCACTTGATCTCGCGTTAGGCGCCCCAGAGCTGATGTTTGCAGAAGAGTATCCAGATCTTGCTAGATTAAGAAAAATATATTTTAATCGCTTAACAGAGTCCATTAATTACAAAAAGCTGTTTGATTTCTTTAGATGGCTTGATGATTCATTTGATGTGATTATTGAGAGCCTTATTCCTCGAAAGACAAATTATCTGGGGTTCAATTTTATAATTGAGGGCCATGGCCTCGAGCGACCGAAGGTCGCGTATGGTTCTGGTGATGTATATCTCGGCGAGAGTACTCGTAGAAATCTTAAGGGGATAATACTACTCCGACAACTTGTTGGTGATATGAGGAAGTACTGATGCCAAAATATGTCATAACGACGCCAGTCAATAATACTGCATATTATAATCTTACTGCATCGATGTACGTTGGTGGTCCACCTCCAGTTGCACAATATACTGCGCATAGTTCATTAGCTGGATGGTGGCGGTTAAATGAAGACGTTTCCGCTGCTGGTTCTATTACTGATGCAAGCGGAATGGGACTCCCCGGCTCGTTTGCAGCTCTCACCGAACGACCGAGCTTTTCGATATCAACACCGTCATCGAATATCCAAATGAGGACATGTTTATTTGACGGATCTTCTGACGTCGTCACAGTTGCGGTACCCGCTGATGCAACTGCGCTTTCGTTCGGTGACGGCGCTACCGACACACCATTTTCTGTAAGCGCTTGGGTTTACCGTACTGGAACCGGATCTCTGACATATGACACTATAATCCACAAAGGTGAGCAGAGTGGTGTTAATTTGGAGTACCAGCTGGTCTTGTATGATGCCAATGGCGACGGAAATTCTAGAATACGATTTAAGGTTGGTGATGATAGCGTAAATGCAAACCTGCTAGCACAAACTCCAGCTGCTTCATTAACAGGAGGTAGCTGGCACCATATAGTCGCGACATATGACGGGACCGGGGCAGAGACAATCGCTGCAGGCGGCGATGCGACGGGCTGCATGTCAATTTATATTGATGGCGTCGCGCAATCCCTGTCTGATGATTCTACTCTTGCTTCATCTTATGTTGCGATGGAGAATTCCGCCGAGTCTCTTTATGTGGGTGCGAGACAAACTGTAAATTATTACAACGGAAATATGGCCGATGTTGCGATCTGGGGAGTTGTATTATCTGAAGCTGATGTGACAGCGCTATATAACGCCACCGGTGGCTCCTTTTATTATACGTATCGAAATTATGACCTCATCGGCTATGGCGAAAGGCTATCTCCTACCGGTTCGCAGTACGAGATGTCCCTGCAGGGCCTTGACGCACAGAAAGATGGCATCTACTACCCAAGCCTCCTTCCAAGGATCAGACAGGGCGCTCCAATGTCGTTATGGCGAAATGGAGACAAGCTCCCTGACACGTATTTTGACGATACGCTACAAATGAATCCAGACCCAAATGATATGCGCGGCGAAAATGATGTGAAAATAAATCAACGTATTGATTTTGATATGGAGAAATTAGATTTCGGACAGGCACCGACCGTCCAGCAGGGCATGCCCTATGTCGAGACGCAACGCTACGATCCAGTTGCCTATTTGCAAGCATCGGAAGAGACGATGTGGCCTGTGCATCTTTTTAATCTTGGTTCATTGCTCGATCACGAATTTGATGGTATCATTGAGCCGCTAGATGTTAGACCAGAAATACTGGGCATGTCCGACCATCGTTATGAGGGCCACGCCGTGAGAGGTGGCTTGACGGGGGGCGCTGCTGAGACATACTTCGGAAGTAAGCAGATCGTTGATACGTGGAAGACCTCAGATACAAAAGTTGCCCATTTTTTAGATGCTCCGCTAAATTGGGGGACGATACCCGTAGGAGCGTACTCAAATATCACTCAGGAATCTGACACTGCTTTTTTTGACACGACAGCATTTGATGCCACAAACGGTGTATTATTTTTGAACAATCAATTAATGAGCAGTGGGATGTCAGCACCTTACGATCTTGTCGATACAGATGCAATATTCTCTATGGACCTCGCAAACTCGGACTTCCACGCCATGAGATATCGTTTTCCGGCTTCCAATAGGCTTGCTCTTTGGTTTAGGTTCAATGAAGACAACTCATACGCTACCGATCCCTCCGGCGACGTGGTGGACAGTAGCGGAAATGGTAGAGATGGTTCCATGCAAAACTCGTATGACCACCCGGTCTTCTTTGAGTGGCAAGACCCTGATGGTCCTTCGTCATCCACCTCTTCTCCATCAGCATTGATCCAGACAGGAAGCGCTGGATTTGCGTGGGGGGGGGACGATCCTTGTCGTGTAATTTCCTCTAACGCCGCTGACTGGGAGGCCACATCTTGGGGAAGTGGCGGTGGATATTGTTCTATATCGGTTTGGGTCTGGTGGGATGCTCCTACCTCACGAGTGATAAACACGGGAGTGAACGAAGAGTCGTCTATTGTTACAATCGGAAACGGTAATGTTAGGCTCTATATTGACGATACCACTGGCTATCTAACATTTAAGAGAATTTACACAAGCCAGGTTGGTAAGTGGGAATCGAGAAATCCAGTCCCCGAGAAAGAATGGGTCCACCTCGCGATTACGTACTTAACTTCCGACTACCCGTTCTTGTTTGACCCGACGATGTATATCAATGGTAGAATTGTTCCTATTACAGAAGACACGCCCGGCAATGGAACTCCAGACGCCATCAACTCCTACGGGCTTATTGTGAGTACATCCGGCACTCGTGTGAAGACATTCTCGGGTATCATATCGGATCTTGCTGTGTGGAGTCATCATGACTTAAAGCCGAGCGAGGTACGTGCGATATACAACGCACGTTTCGGCACGTACGAGGACTCTTTAGCTGAAGATAATTTAATAGCGGCGATGCGTTTGATGAACACAGGATCTCAAGCTACCGCCGACCCGACAGAAGAGCGGGCAAATCATGGATTTTACTTTGACAAAAATGCTGGTTCAATTACGTACGGAGACTTGTAATGTTTAGAGGGAAGAAAACACCGTTTATTCCAGACCTTTCGCGTTTTATTTCGTCGGAAGGTGCACACGGTAAGAGGTGGGATCTGTCCAGCAGCTGTCTAGCGCACTATCGCTTTAACGAGTATGTTGATGGCGGTGACGACTCCGCCGCGATAATTCCCGACAGGTCGGGGAAACAGGGCGGGATGAATGTTGTGACGGGGAGCATTACATTGGGCAGTATGCTTCCAGCCCTTCCTCCAGAACTTTCTCTCGATCGGGAGATGTTCACTGACAACAGGGGGGATCCATCTACCGTATACTCGGCTGAATTGATTCCCGGTACAGATCGACGAGCCATCCGTCCGTATCCGAAACGCACGTTTGATTTTTCTACTCGAGGCGGCCGGTTTCTTCTTCAGGAAGGTTTACAAGGTATAGATCCAGTAAGTACCAAGGGGTGTACATTCGTTTTTCGTTTTAAATTCGCAAAATCCTCCACCAGTACCTTTAACGAGCTGATTTTCTCTATATCTCAATTGAACACCACACAAGTGTCTTTTTCTGTTACTAGCACTTCTGGGGTTCCCACAATCGAATTACGAGTTTTTACCAACCAGTCCGAAACTGCTGCCAACGTTAGTATAACCCAACAAGAATGGTACACGATCGTTGGGTGTGTAAAAGATGGTTCCACGAGTCTTGAAGCATGGAAGGAAGCTGATGGCTCGCAACGTCCCAAGAACGCGCAAAGCATAAGCGGAATTCCTGTTACGTTAACGAACCCACAGATATTTGTCGGTTACGGTGACTATAATTCATCTCCCAATTCAAGCTTTAATGACAGCAACGATTGGGGGCAATTCTCTAGAATTAGTGAATTGGCGATATTCGATGGATGGATATCTGATGAAT